CAAGCCTACTATGCGTAAGAACTTGTTTAACAAGATTAAGGCAGGTACTAAGGGTGGTAAGGCTGGACAATGGTCTGCACGGAAGGCACAGATGCTTGCCAAGGAATACAAGGCTAAGGGTGGGGGTTACAAGTAATGGCATTAGCAAAGTCTCAGAAGTCTTTGAAAAAGTGGACTAAGCAAAAGTGGACGACACCAAGCGGCAAACCTTCGGGTAAGACTGGTGAGGTGTATGCCCCTAAGAAGACGATTGACAAGCTGAAGTCCACCGCTGCCGGTAAAAAGAAACTAGCAGCAGCTAACAAGAAGAAGCGACAAGCCACCGCTAAAGGCAAGCAACACGCCAAGCATGGTTTGCACAAAGGTAAAAAAAGATAAAATAGTTCTTGACATTTGCTTAAAAGTATGATATAATAATACTATAGTATACTTTAAAGGATTGGGAATACCCAGTCGAGTATACTTTAACTTGTACTTTAACTTATAACAAACTGTCCTTTTAAGGAGAAACAGTTAATGAATGCAACAGACAAAGAACTAGAAAAATACTACGAAGATATGCTAACAATGTTTCGTACTGAAGGTTGGAAGACTCTAACGGAAGACCTACAAACAAACGCTCTTGGCATTAATTCAGTAGAAGCAACTAAGGATGATAAAGACCTATTCTTTAGGAAAGGACAACTTTACGTCATCGCTTCGTTGCTAAACTTAGAGGAGCAAGTCCGGGACGCATACGATAATCTAGGTGTCGAGCAAGATGCCGTTATTTGATTTTAAATGTGAAGCTGGACATACTAATGAACGATTCGTTAGTAGCGACACTAAAGAAGTAGACTGCAATGAGTGTGGTTTGCTAGCAGTAAAGCAGTTGTCTTCCTTCGGGACTTGGACTGAAAAGCGGAATGGCGTCAACTCCGACAATTGGGTCAAGAAACGAGAGCAGAAACTGCAACAAGAACGTAAGGCAAATTCATAGGTGTTGAACCCTTACATAATATAAACCTCCATAATACTAAGGTACGGAGTTTAATAATGGCAACAATTTTACCAGACGAGCGTCAAGAAGACGACAAAGAAGAACTAGGCAACCTTGAGGAAATTGTACAGGAAACTCAACAAGAGGCAACTCCTAAAGAAACCCAAGAAGCTGAAACACAAGAAGAGGACATCCCCGAGAAGTACAAAGGAAAGTCAACCGCTGAGATTGTAAGGATGCATCAAGAAGCTGAGAAGCTCTTAGGGAAGCAAAGCGGAGAAGTAGGGGAGTTACGTTCAGTCGTTGATAGTTACATACAGACACAACTCGACACCACTACACCAACAAAGCAAGAAACTGTAGACGAAGATATTGATTTCTTCTCTGACCCCGACAAGGCTGTCGAAAGAGCTATTGCTAATCACCCTTCCATTAAGAAGGCTGAGGCTGCCACACAGGAACAGGCACGAACTATTGCATTGACACAACTTCAGAAACGTCATCCCGACATGACTGATATTGTACAAGACCAAAAGTTTGTTGATTGGATTAAAGCCTCTAAGATTAGAACACAGCTCTTTGCTCAAGCAGATACGCAGTATGACTATGAAGCTGCTGACGAACTCTTCACTAACTGGAAGGAACGTCAGGGTGCCGTAGCTAAGACTGTAGCTGCCGAGAAGCAAACTAGGAAGGCCGCTGTTAAGACTGCCTCCACGGGTAGTACCAAAGGAACTGGGGAACAGCGAGCGAAGAAGATATATCGTCGTTCAGACATTATTAAACTAATGCAGGACAATCCAGAACGGTATTTAGCTTTATCTGATGAAATCACTAGAGCTTATGCCGAGAAGAGAGTCCGCTAACTAAACTCTTTTTTATAGGTATTTATATTATGACTGATTCAACATATCCCAACATGGGCGGTGCGGTAGACAACACTAGCGCTGCTACTTTTATTCCAGAAATTTGGAGTGACGAAGTTGTTGCTGCATACAAGTCTAACTTGGTTCTGGCTCCTCTGGTCAAGTCTCTGGGCATGACTGGTAAGAAAGGTGACGTTATCCACGTACCTAAGCCTGTTCGTGGCGATGCTCACGCTAAGGTCGAAGGTCAGGCGGTAACTATCCAAAACGCTACTGAGGGTGAAGTACAGGTCGTTATCGACAAGCACTTCGAGTACTCTCGTATGATTGAAGACATCACTGAGACTCAGGCTCTGGCTTCTCTCCGTCAGTTCTACACTGGTGATGCTGGTTACGCTCTGGCTCGTCAGGTTGATACTGACCTGACTAACCTCGGTAAGTCTCTGGGTGATGGCGATGGTAGCGACTGGACTCACAGTGCTTCCTTCCAGATTGACCCAACTACCGGTGCTTTGGAAGCATATAGCGCAGGCGGTGCTGCTGAGTGTGGCCCATTCTCTGACGCTGCTTTCCGTGGTCTTATTCAGAAGATGGACGATGCCGATGTTCCTATGGACAACCGTTGCTTCGTAATCCCACCTTCACTGCGTAACGCTATCATGGGCATTGACCGCTACCAGTCTTCTGACTTCGTAGATGGTCGTGGTGTTCAGAACGGTCAGATTGGTACTCTGTACGGCATTGACGTATTTGTATCAACTAACTGTGGTACTCCTGAAAGTGGTGTACGTGCTGCACAGCTTCTGCACAAGGACACTTATGTTCTGGCAGAGCAGCAGGGCGTTCGCTCACAGACTCAGTACAAGCAGGAGTTCCTCGGAACCTTGTACACTGCTGACACTCTGTACGGCACTAAGGTTCTGCGCCCAGACGCAGGCTTCGTACTCGCAGTAGACGCATAAGCTACAAACTAGGGGCTTCTTCCTTAATTGGGAGGAGTCCCTTTTCCTTTTCTCCTTCTCAGCTAAACAGGTTTCTTGATGTCTAACTATACTAAAACTACTAATTTTGCTACTAAAGATTCTCTGCCTTCAGGTAATCCTGCTAAGATTGTTAAAGGGACAGAGATAGACACAGAATTTAATAACATTGCAGTAGCTGTAGCCACTAAGCCGGATACTGGTTCTATTTCCGGTGGCACAGGTATTGACACTACCCCCTCCGGCACCAGTGTTTCAATTGCTATTGACAGCACCGTTGCCACCCTTACAGGCACTCAGACCCTTACCAACAAGACTTTAACTACTCCCGCTATTACAGGTGCTTTGACAACAAACAGCACTATAGACGGTCGAGACGTAGCCACAGACGGCACTAAACTAGATGGTATTGAGGCGGGTGCTGATGTAACTGACACAGCCAACGTAACAGCCGCTGGCGCACTCATGGACTCTGAGGTTACTAACCTAGCGGAAGTTAAAGCTTTCGACTCTACGGACTATGCTACTGCTGCACAGGGCACTAAAGCAGACGCTGCCCTACCCACTACTGGCGGCGCAATGACTGGCGCTATTACAACTAACAGTACTTTTGACGGACGTGACGTATCTACTGACGGTACTAAACTGGACGGTATCGAGACAGGCGCAGATGTAACTGATACTACAAATGTTGTTGCCTCTCTATCGGCGGGTACAGGCATTAGCTTGTCAGCGGGTGGTGAGATTGCTAACACAGCCCCTGACCAAACTGTAGCCCTTACGGGCGCAGGTGGTACTTCTATTTCAGGTACATACCCTAACTTTACTGTCTCTAGTTTAACAGGCGGTGGTGAGACATTAGCACAGACATTGGTTCTTGGTAATACTACTGGTGGCACAGACCTATCTGTATCCAGTGGCGATAACATTGTCATGGCTGCAAGTTCTACTGTTGATGGCCGGGACGTATCAGTTGATGGTACTAAGCTGGACGGTATAGAGGCTAGTGCAGACGTTACGGACACAGCCAACGTTACAGCCGCCGGTGCCCTGATGGACAGCGAGTTGACTTCCATCGCATCCGTTAAAGCTCTTGACCAAGGCGTTGCTACTGCTGACAGCCCTACGTTTGCAGGCATAGATGTTACTGGTGAAGTGGCTGCTGGCTCTATCGCTATTTCAGGGGGTATTACAGAAGATGCAGAAACCCTTACAGGTACGGCAACAACTATTGACCTATCAGCTGCTACTAACTTTACGCATACCCTAACGGGCGCTACAACGTACACCTTTAGCAACCCAGCAGCTACGGGCAATGCTTCGGCCTTTTCCCTTAAAGTTATTCAAGACTCTACAGCCCGAACAATTACTTGGCCTGCTAGTGTTGATTGGGCGGGTGGCACAGCGCCTACCTTGACAACAACCAGTGGCGGTGTAGATGTATTTGTATTCTATACTATTGATGGCGGTACTACTTACTACGGCTTCACAGCTGGACAGGCGATGGCATAATGAGTACGGTAGCTAAAAAACTTCAAACAGCTTTTACAGCGTCTGGTGACGGATTAGGTGAAACTTTTGATAGTGGATTGCTTATGGGGGCAAACGAAGCTACTACTTTAGACCTTACTAACCCCTTAGGTATAACCCAAGTTTCTTTTATTAATAATGAATCTGGTTTTGATAACATCAGTTTTAACGCAGCGGGGTTTG